GTTACTTAACTAAGGTGTAAAGTGCGCTAATGTTTAACCATAATCACACTAAGGTAGCTCTTTTGTATGGGCGGCAACTTGAGTAATTGCAGGCCGATTCGCGCACATCGGCTTTCTAGTTTACACATAAACTAAGCAATTTCAAGTTTCCCAGAGCTTTATCCCAGCACTGGGAGTGTGAGCAACACTGAAATTTCTGATTCATGCCCATCATAAATGGTACGCTCATGGATTTCTAAACCTCATGCTCCATCTAGATAACCACAAGTGGCTACCAAGCGGTGAGACATAAATTCTCTCACAGAATGCAAATTTATTTCTCCGATGTCAGGATATCTTTTAACTTCAGACAGGCAGCTTAGGTAAGCTGCAACCCCGATTAGCACGTTTAGATGTAAAAGTACCAACTACCATTGGTTGGTATTGAGAAGGTGAAAAGGATTGTGGAAATGCCAACAGGCAAAACTATCCAAAAACCAAACTCATAACCAGTTCGAGTGTTATAACTCTCAATGGTAGCAGAACCAGATGACACAGAAGGTTCAACATCAAATGGCCCGACACCACCTATTGTAAAACGAGTATACAATTTTATGGTGTAAGATCCTGAATTATTGAAAGTAGCTGTATTACCTAAGTAAGTGACAGCACAATTCTTCGAGGACGAGTCTTTGGAAATAAATGCTTCTAGATCAATTTGGTTACCTGCTGTAACTAAACCGTTCATTGTGACACCATAGCCACTGTAGACAACTAAACTGCTTCCTACCTAAGCAACACTGGAATTCAATTGGAAAATTGAAAGAGCCATAACTGTTGCACTAGCGGGTAGCGTTGCTCCAGAAAAGGTTATGACAGCACTTGGACCATTCAAAGTGACTGTAAACACGTACAGTAAATTTGTTGAAGTTCCAAAGCTGTTTTCTAGGCGTCCAGCACCAAGTGCTAGAGGCCCTGCGGCACAATTTGTTGTATAAGCAATTGTTGGATTGGTGTTGGCAGTAGAACTACCAACAACATAATAGCTTATTAAGAAAGATCCTGCAGACAAATTTGATGGAAAAGTAATAGTATTAGTGCCTAACGTACAAACTAGGGTTGACGTTGTGGCAATACTATTATCAGTACCGAAGTAATTCGAGGTAGTGATTCCAGTTGTTGCAGAAGAGTCCATTTGTAAAATTGAATTTCCAAATAAGTTTCCATACAATTGCTCTTTGTAAAATGAAATGTCATAAGTCACCCACAACTCACCCAAATTAACACTCGATCCAGTTATTCCTTGGGTTGCAACCTGGAGGTTGCACAAATCGTACCACTGGAGATTGTCAGAAGGGGTTGTCACACCACGACATTTCAAGACTTTGACTTGTCTTTCGCCGATGGCACACTCAATAGGGTGTAGGATATTATCTGAGGATTTTGCTGATACAGCAAATTCAGAGTTCTCCATCTCTATCTTACTAGAGTAGGCGGCATCTGTCAAGTCATAATCAGATGCTATAATCACAGTACCAAGGGCCTGTGATGAACCATTATAAACTGAAGAAGTTGATTTAAAACAAACAACTATTCCATTTGGCTTCCATTGGTCAAAGTTTTGAGCAATAACAGAAAGCCAAGGGAAAGAGGTTACAATGCCTGGATTTATTCTATACATAGTATTAGAAAAAGCTCCAGAAGTAGCAGAAGATATAACATCACCAAGATATTCTCGATGTTGTATTCTTGTCTCACGCATTTTACCTCTAAATGAAGGCACTAAGTCAGTGTCAGCAGCCACCTTAGAGCTAAGGCTAATAGAATTGCTATGCACAGTGTAATCACCAGCACCGCGGATACTAGCGATAGCTCCACCTCCTCGATTACGGGTTCTTCTAGAAACAGTGTAATCTCCGTGTCCTTTGACTTGGTTGAGGAGAGCGGCAGCAAGTTGCTTATCCTTCTCTCGTTGATTTGCTTTCTTGACCTCGGCAACGATAGCTCGTGCAATGTGTCCTGGTGGTCCAGGCAATTCTTGCACAAGTTCGTTGGCAGCAGCTTTTGCAAGCTTCTTGCCAATAGCCTTAAGGCCAGTCTTAACTCCTTCATGTTCAATTGGTACTTCAGTATTAGGTTTATTCGTTTTCATTGTGTTATTCTTTCTTGATTTCTCATGTTCACATCTAGTCCCTCAATGTGAACCGAACGTCAATATCATCAAAACATTGACGACACAAATCCCAGCGGGGGTGTCCAGACACAAACCATCTAATAGCCTGTTTCGCCTCAACCATAGTTGAGAGTGAATAATTGGCCACAGCTTTGGTTAGACTCAATGGAATACGCCGCAATTCGTTGACTAAGAACTCTTGAGAGGAAAACGCAAATCTTTCAGGAGTACACTCGTCGACGTCTGTAATAATGAAGCCGACCTTGGAGTAAGCCTCAACAAGATCATCCTTCTCCCACCCTGGTGGTAGGTTTTCATCACAGTCGTCTCCGTTAGTCATAGAATAATCATCAAAGCCAGTTGCAAGCCTAGCAAGTGCTGCTCTCATGTCTGAGTTATATCTATGTGTGATAAACAAGCCACTGAGGACATGAAAATCCTTAGATATCATCAAAGAACCATCAGAGAATGCAATGAAAGGTTTCTCAAGAAGGTAGCCTACGTTAAGAAGGACTCTCTTGAAAACAGCAAAGTCATCAGGTTTCAAGCGGCTGTTCTTCTCACATGCAAGGGCATATGCCTCGAACCAAGCCCGATGCATTTCAACCTTACAAGAATACTCCCAACCGCGAACATCACTGTAGACTATAGAACCACAAGGATTCCTCGCTCTCATTCCATTATAAAATTGCACAATTTTGGCTATTCCTTCTTGAGTGTACATATCCATGCCCACTTTATGGGAACAAAATTGAAAACTAATCTTGGACTCATCCAAGAAAAGAGTGAACAACAAACGACAAACAATATTAAAATTGAGAGGCGTGCCATAAATCAAACGTGCAATCTTATCAACACTTGTTGGCTCCTTCTTAATGAAAACATTTGCCGGAAAGAAAAAGTTTTGCATAAGAAAAGCTTCATTATACGAAAGACCGCGAAGGTCACATGTACTTAGGAAGCTAAGAAGTTTGCAAGTGGTAAAATATAAGATTTCCTGGTTTAAACCAGGATCCTTAAATCCTCTGTTAAGCGGGCTCAAATGGATAAAGGGGTACCCAGGTGAGCTGGTCGCATCGACCTCAGCCAAAGCCGCATCGAAAACAAAGCGATCTAATACATTGTTAGTCATTAAGCCAGCTATATTAACTGGCCTTGGCGGGAAACTAACAAATTCCCTGCCAATATAGGTTAAGTATTTATTGTACTGATCTGAAGTCCATACCTTGGATGCAGACTTAGTTCTGTTCACGTAAAATGAATACCTATCCTTTTCGACAACTGGTCCCGTGGGTGGCATGTGTAACTTGGAGACTTCAGCGAGCAAGCTCAAGCTGAAGTTATCACCCTTCTCACGGAGTAGGGTCTCCAACACGACAAACCTTACGGCTGGTCTTGAAACGTTACTTTTGCCTCGGATGAAGTACCTTTGTTCTTCTTCCTGAGCCGACGTTTTGGAGTAGGTTCTGAATCTTGTTGCGTCGTCAAGGAGGCTGGTGTAAATTGACTCTCTTTCACTAATTCCGTGGTAGAGGCTAATTTTGGCCCATTGACCAAGTCCTGAATCTCCGGGAATTTCGCGATCCGAAGGCGTGTTAACCACTCCCTCATGAATCCTGGAGGAGGAAAACCGGTTTCCGTTTTCACGTACTCCGCTTGAGTTCCATCCTCGTTCATCGACCATCCCGGTCCAATTATCTTCTTCGGTATTGACGACCCCGTCACCGGTCCATGCGCTTTTAAAACATCTGGAACAAAGACGTTCCTGAGTGATTCAAATGCTTTGGCTTCAGTACCTGTAAAGGGCAGAACTAAACGAGACAACTCCCAGATAACTA